TTAACAACAAACACTAACAAAATTTAAACCAAGTTGAGTAAGTTCAACACGATATTTATCCATTCTTAAATGACCATTTTCTTTTTTTGCAATTTCCTCGAATATTTTATAATTGTCTCTTTGTTTAAATGGTTCATATGCTTCATCGAAACATACAATATCTTTTCTTACAGTAATCAGTTTAAGCCTTTCTAAATTATCAATAGATGCTATTACATCAAAATTAGAATAATTTTCATTTCCTGGCAATGCGAACATATCGGGTGCAAATGGAGACAATGTTGAATTATCTTCATAAACCTCGAAAAGCTTTGCATAAGGTAAAGTATTAGCACTTTTAATCATTACAAGTATCTCAGCATCTAACGAATTTAATTGTTGAATTATTGAAACAAAAGAAGGGTGAATTTGATGTTCTTTATTTTTATCAAAAGATGATGCTAAAAGTTTTCCAAACATTTCTTTGTAGTTTGGTTCTTCAAAATATGTAAATAAACTATCGATGACTGGAGCAACGATATTTACAGATAACTCTTTCTTGTCTTTGTCATCGATTTTATTGAAATTCTCAAGAAAGATATTCATTGTGTCTTTTACATTATCTTCTTGTTCTTTTTTTGTTTCCTCACCCCAATACGGTGAATTTGACAATTTGACTTTTAAATAATTTGCTAGACCTTTACCAAGAAATTCAGCGGAAGGACCTAATAGTTTATTTAAAACACCTTCACCTGTTTTACCTGCCGTTTTTATCATTTGTTCTTTAATTGCTGACACTTTATTTACCTCCTTGATTCTTTGTAATTCTAAATGATTTTTTCGCTCAGCGAATACCAAACTTTAAGCGGTATTCCTTTTTCTTTTACAATAAATTCAATATTTTCAATATCTTTTATATTATGTAGTTCTTCATACATCAGTAATCTACAGGCAAATTCATTTGCCTCTCTTTCTAAACGTGTCTTATATACTCGTCTTAGAAAGTTAAAACTGATGTCCTTATCAAAATGCAGGACGTAATGTCCTAACTCGTGTGCTATAAGAAAATTTTCATACGCACAATTCAAATCACTTCTTACAAATATGTATCCTTTAGAATCAATAATCATCAGTCTTGAATCTAAAGTTTTTGCTTTGAAATCTTGATACTGGATAGATACATCCAGATGATCAGCGATTTCTTTAACATTTGATGTTTTAAATTCATTCAATAAATCATTAAGTTGATTTTCTATGTTCATCCATAAGCACACTCCCTTAATTAATATTATTTGTGCTTTCTAGATATAATCTTCAATATGGCTTTGATATCTAATTTGACAGATTCTACTTCTTTATAATCGTTAGACAATCCAACATATTCTATAAAGACTTTTTGATTAATAATATAATCTATTAGGTCATCTATCGAACTAAACGAATTATCATTTGTTTCTAATAAAGAATCATAAGAAATATTAAAGTATTCTTTTATCTTTTTTAAAGTGGATAAATCAGGTTCTCTTTGACAATTTTCCCATTTACTAATAGCACCGTTAGATACCATTAATTTTTCAGCTAAACCATGTTGTGTTAAATGGTGTTTTTCACGTAACTTTTTCAAATTGTAAGAAAAAACAGATATGTTATTATCTTCCTCTATGGTATTGGTTTTATTTACATCGCAACAAAGGTAATCTAAAGATACCTGAAAATAATCAGCAATATTAATCAATCTATCTAAATCAGGAATACGCTTGTTATGTTCAAACTGAGATATTGTTGCTTTAGACTCATTAAGATGATAACGAGTATTTAATTCGTTAGCTAATTGTTCTTGTGTTAAATTGTTTTTTTGCCTTAGAATTTTTAATTTTAAAGAAAATGAATTGTTTGCTGTTATCATTTTTTGTGTCTCTTAGAAACAATTTTCAACATATCAGCAACATCTTCAGCCATTTCCATAATTTCTTCATCTGACATAGAATCTAAATCATAGCCACCAAAATCTGCAATCATATCTTGCTTTAAAATAAAACTTAATGCTTCTTGTGGAGTGGTGAATGATTGATATTCTTGTTCAAAATTATTTGTTTTTACATAACCAGATACTTCTAAAAGATATTCTAAAGAAACATGCAATGCTTTGCTGATTTCATTTAGGGTTTCTATAGTAGGGGACACCGGCTTACCATTTCTTGGATCTTTTCCATTTTCTAATTTGTTTAAATAGGTATGACTTATTCCCAACAATTCAGAAAACTCCCTTAAACTCATATTTCTTTTTTCTCTTTCGCTATGTAAGTATTTGCCTAATGTGTTCTCCATGAGGTACACCTCCTTATAGATAAGTGTAAACCACAGTTAACAGTAATACAAACAAAATAAACAAAGAAATTGTATTTCATAGTTGACAATATATGTAAACCACGATATACTTAACTTGTAAAACATGAGTTACAGGAGGTGTAATATGAAAAACAGAATAAAAGAGACTCGTGTTGCAAAGGGAATGACGCAAGGAGAACTTGCTAATAAATCAGGTTTAACTAGACCGTATATTTCAAAATTAGAAAACAATGAAGAATCGGTAATAAAAAATACAACCATGAATTCTATAGCAAATGCTCTAGGAAAATCGGTTAGTTATATTTTTTTTAACAGTAAGTAAACCATGATTTACAAGTACCATTTCTATCAAGCACAAACATATTTTAACCGATATTTAACGAAGTTTCCTAAAAAGACACTTTGTTAAATACAAGAATTTGGAGTTTAAGAAAGGAGTAAAGAAAAAATGGAAAATGTTGAACAAAGATATCCAATTACAATGGCTGTTTTAAGAAATGCTATGGACAGAATAGCGGGCTGGAAAAACGTAACTTATCAAGCAAAATTAAGAAAACAATGTGAAATTGCATACGTTATAACAGCTTTATCAAACACGTTATAGAAAGGAGTGATACACATGGAAGTCAGACCAACAAAGATGCTCACTGAAAAAGAACTACGTGAAGATCTAGGAATTTCAAGAGATCAGTTGCTTAACTTTATAGACCTTGAAATATTTCATCCTATCAGATTAGGGCGTGGTAGAAAGTTCAGCCAACAAGAAATCTTGGAATTTCAAAGAAAATATGCAGGTCTTGACGTAAGCAATTATCACAAGGCAAAAAAAGCTAAAGAATATGTAGATAGTTTAGCTTAAAACAATTAAATAAATTACTAGTCATCAAAGGGCCAATCTCAACTCCTTTTATAAATAAAAAAATCTTTAGTTTTAACGGTTGGTACTTAAAGTCATAGAGCATTGATTGTGAAATATTTCATTTTAAACACAAGAGGTTGGTCCTTTGATGGCTGGTAGTAGAAAGGAAAAATAGTATGGATAGAGAAAATCAAATAGGTATTATCAAGTTCAAAATCAAAAATGAAAAAGAGTATTTAAAAAAGCTTGTTGAACGTAAAGAAAAAGCTACAGAAGAATTTAAAAGTTGTTCACCAAATGAAGCTAATTCAAAAATGTGTGAATTCGATATTGAATGTTCACATGTTTCTGATCAATACATCAGAGTGAAAGCAATTATTGAAGTTGCTTGTGCGTTGGATTTGATTTCAAGCATTGAATTTGAAGAGCTGACAAGTGAAGTACGTAATTTAGTTCTTTAGAAAAGGAGCAATCGCTATGGAAAGATTATCAGGAAGAGGTCTTGCAACAGTAATAATTATCACGTTAATACTTGCAAAGCTATGTGCGATTGGAGTTACAAGCCTTATCGATGCATTCATCAAATGAAAAAATCAGCACTTATCAAAGCACTGATTTAATCAAAAAACCAAAATAACCAAATAAATTATAAAAAAATAAAGGAGAAAATGCAATATGAAGCTAACTAAAAAAGCATATTTCCTAATTGGAATATTGCTCTTTGGATGTTTTGCTGGTCCTGTCTGCTATTACGAAAGTAAATTGGATCAATGCAATGAAACCATCAAAGAGCAACAGTCACAGATGGCGTTGTTAAAGGATTATTACAATGAATCGGTATCTCAAAAAGAAAAGTACCAGGAGCTTTATACAAGTGCTCAAAAAGATAATGAGTATCTGATAAAGCAGGTGGAAGAACTTCAAAAATGAAGAGCTCTCGGCCAGTTCGTTATCACTTATTACTGGCCCGGAGAAGACCGCTACGGAAAGTTGACATCAACAGGTGTTATTGCTAAAGAAGGAAAAACAATTGCAGTAGATCCTTCAGTTATCCCTTATGGCTCGAAAGTATTAATCAACGGTAATGAATACATTGCTGAAGACTGTGGAGGTGCCATAAAAGGCAATAAGATAGACATCTTTGTTGAGAGTCCTAAACAACAGAAATATCAAGTAGAAATCTATATAAAAAAGGAGAAATAACCATGGATAAAAAAGCATTAGAAGCCATTATAGAAATGGCGAAAGCTGCAGGTGCAGATGTAAAAGTTGTCGAAATTAAAGGAAATGAAAGTGAAGAAGGTAACGAAGAAAATCTTCCAACTATTCCTTTATTAAAATTTGAAGTTGGTCTTGAAAAAAATGATGGTGAACTATTTGCTAGAGCAATCTCTAGTAATCATCAACTTGGCGAACTTTTCCTTCAAGTAATGCCTTTTGGTATTGATATAAACCGTGTTGAAGAAATCTTTGCACCTGCATTCAAAATGTTCAAATGTTGTGTTGATGATTTGGGTGAAGAACTTAAGAAATCTATTGAAGGAGCTGAAAAAGATGAAGAAGAAAGAATTAGAAGAAAGAGTTGCTGATTTAGAGAGTTCAATCATTTGCATGGAATGTAAGGATCATCTAGATAGTGATGATTATCTTCAACTTGGTTATCTCAATCAGGAATTAGCGCAATGCAAAAAGGATTTAGAAAATGGTAACTACCAATTATGAGAAGTTCTTTCCTAACTGCAATGTTGATTATGTCAAAGATGAAGAATATTGGCATCAACTAAGAGGTAAAGGAATTGGCGGTTCTGATGCAGGTATTGTAATGAACGTAAGTAATTACAAAACTCCCTATGAATTGTGGGAAGAAAAGACAGGTGCTAAAAAGCCTGTATTTCAAACAAGTAAAGCGATTGAAAAGGGTAATGCATTAGAACCAATTCTTATTGAATTGTTTGGTGTGCTCTATAAAAACAAGTTTGAATTAGTCGATACAAAGGATATCAGTTTATCGAACAAGAAATATCCGTTTCTCAGAGCAAATCTTGATGGAGCAATGCTTGAAAAGGAAACCAAAGAAAAATGGGGATTGGAAATCAAATCAACCACTATTCAAAATAGTGCAATGCTCAAAGAATGGGCTAATGATCACATCCCAATATGCTATTACTTTCAAGTCCTGCATTACATGATAACTACAGGATTAAGACATTTTGTCTTATATGCAATTTTAGATATTCCTTGGGCTAACAATGGTGCTGGAAAACAAGAAACAAGAGTTGTTTATCTACACTATGATGATTTGGTGCTAGATGCAAAATACCTATTTAAAACGGAGTTGTGGTACTGGAACTTAATTGAAACACAAACACCACCACCGTTTTTGGAAAATAGAAATAAAGAATTAAAAACAATTTAAAGATTATCAGGAGGAAAAGAAATGAACGAATTACAACAAGGATTGCTCAATGAATTTGTAGCAGTCAGTATTTCAACCAAAGAAGATTTTGATAAAGTAATCAACTTCTTATCAATCAATAACTGCTTTCTTTCGAATGGAGAACCAGTTATCAAATTACCTTATCCAGGAAACCAACCAATTACAATCTTAATGCAAAACAAGATTGTTTATTGGCAAACAGCATCACAAACAATTGATCCAAGATACAAAGTAGTCAATACGATTGAATTCTTTAGACCAACGGATGAAGAAAAAGTTATTGAAGCAAAAGCTGAAGTCATTGATGAACAAGTTAACATTGATGAAAAGCATCTTTCATTGGAAGTTCAAAAGCGACCTGCAAATGAAGCAATCGTTTCAAATATTGATGACATTGTCAAATTGATTCCAGCAATTGAAGCTAAAAAGGGTGTAGTTGTTGATGAAAGCAACTATAAGGACTTTGTTAAAAAAGGAGAAGGAATGGTTCCTTTGTATCGTAATTATGCAAAGAACTTGGATAATGTAAGAAAAGCATTGAAAAAAGCATATATGGAACCGTTAAAGAATTTTGAAGAAAAAGTTGGTTCAGTTGTTAAAGCTTTAAATGAAACTGCAGATACAGTAGCTGAAAACGTAGATATATATGTTAAAAAACAAAAAGATGCGCTTAGAAAAGAGTATCAAACAGCAATCGATCAATTGAAAAAGGCATTGATTTCAAAAGGAATGCTTTCTCAAGAATATGCTGATCAATTCGTTTTTGATGAAAAATGGCTAAACACTTCAACATCTAAAAAGAAATTCAAAGAACAAGTTGAAGCACAGTTCAATGATTTAATGGAAAAAGAAAAGAATTACAAATTGAATCTAGAAATGGTTGAAAAAACAATCACAAACGCATGTCATATTGCAAACGTTGATGAAAAACTCATTTCAAGAGAAAAATATCAATCACTTTTAAAAACTGAAGGACTTCCTAAAGTAACTGAAATGATTACTGATGAAGTTGATAACATTAAAAAACAATCTCAAGCGGTAGCTAAACAAAAAGAAGTAGAGCTTCAACATCAAAAAGAAGAATTTGAGAAGAAACAAAAAGAAGTAGAGCTTCAACATCAAAAGGAATTGGAACAAGCAAGAAAACAAGCTATTCATTCAGCTGATGAAGCAACTCAACCAAAATACACACCAGTTAAACGTGGTGAAGAAATAATTGCAAATGTAAATGATAAATATGTCGTTACTGAAATCAAACAAACGCCTCCAAAATTTGAAGGTCAAAAATGGAAACGTACATTTGAATTTGAGGGTGATTTAGCAGCACTTCAAATGTTGAACAGATATATGGATGTAATCAAGAGCATCAATCCAACATTTAGCTTTGGTGAAGTGAAATTAACCGAAAAAGAATTAAGTGATCCTCAAACAGGAGTGATCAATAAATATAACGTGAAGGAAGTTAATTAGATAAATATGATGCAAAGAATAATCTGGTTTTTCGTCATTACAGTTACCGCAATAGTAGGCATAACTATAATGAAAAAAATAGAGCCTGAAAATAAGCTCTATCGATATTACGCTATTGCTGTTTGGCTTCTTTTTACAATTTATCTACTTCTTTCTTAATTGAAAGAATGTGGTTACTAGCTAAATTAAAGGCCGATTTAAATCTTCTTTCTTCAATTAAACGGTTTATTTCAATTGCTGATTGAGAATCTTCTGGTGACATATAAAGAATGGCTTTGCCATAGCTAGATGCGTATTCATTTATTATCGCAATGGCTACATTATGTTGAATAGCAACCTGAGATAAAGTTTGACAGTATTTTTCAAATATTTCTTGCTTTTTCTTAATAGATTCCTCATAGCGCTTTTGATTATTCTCTAATTCTTTAATTTTAAGGGAGTAATAATTATTAATTAGAGCCGTTAATATAGGAGAAATTAGAGCAACAATTGCAATGATGCTAGTTAATGTTAAAGAAGTATCTAATTTCAATTTATTTTCACCTCACTTTCGAGGTAATTATAACATTTAAAAAAAGGAGAAAAAATTATGGCAGTACAAAGTATGGTACAACAAGCAACTAAAAATCCAGTAGCACCTGGTATCAAAAATTTCAACAATTTAATCAATTCAAGCATCATGAGAACTAAAATCCATCAAATGGTTGGTGCAACTGATTCACAAGAATTTATCACATCAATTACAAGTGCGGTTAATACAAATCCTGCATTAGCTGAATGTGATCCACAAACAATCATCAGTGCAGCATTACTAGGGCAAAGTTTACATCTTAAACCTAGCCCTCAACTTGGATATTTCTATATGGTTCCTTATAAAAATAAAAGAAAGAAATGTACAGAAGCACAATTCCAAATTGGTTATAAAGGATATCTTCAATTAGCAATCAGATCCAACGAATATGTTGATATTGATGCTACGGAAATTAGAGAAGGAGAATATAAAGGGCGCAATAAGTTAACTGGTAAGCCAGAATTTGAATTTGTTCAAGATGATGATGTAAGAGAAAATCTGCCAGTAGTTGGTTACATGGCTTATTTTGAAATGAAAAATGGATATATCAAACGTTTATATTGGTCGAAAGAAAAAATGCTCAATCACGCTGATAAGTATTCACAAGCATTTTCTAAAGAAGCAACAACAGGACAATATCCTAAAGTTTCATTTGCTGATTATGAAGCTGGAAAATATGATCCTAAAACCGAATGGCAATATTCAAGTTTTTGGTATAAAAACTTTGATGAAATGGCTAAGAAAACAATGCTTCGTCAATTATTATCAAAACATGCCTTATTATCAACTGAAGCAATTGAAAAAGCTATCACTTCTGATAATGCAGTAATTGATGAAAACCTAAATCCTCATTTTGAAGATGAAAATGTTATTGATGGAGTTGCTACTGAAAAAGAAACACATCAAGTAATCGAAGCAAACACAGCTCCAACAATGCAAGATGTAATCAATGAAGAAAAACAAGCTGAACCAGTTCCAGTAGACAGTTTCGACCCAATGTCAATGTAGTAAAGGAGTCATTTAGATGGCAAAAGAGGTAGACACAAAAGGATATATAAAGGCATATAGAAAAATGCAAGATACGGAAGTATTTAAAAGCCCATATGCAGTGCAATTGTTCCTGTACTGCCTCTTTAATGCCAAATTTAGTGGTAAAGATGCAGGAACATTTGTCACCACCCAAGATAAGATAAGAAAAGATTTAGGTTGGAGTAGACCTACAGTAATTAAATTTATGAAATTCCTAAAAGAAATTAATTGTATTGACTATCAAGGAAGTAATACAGATACAACAATAAAGGTTATAAATTTTCAATATTATCAAGGTAAGTGATGTAAACGAAATTTACAACGGATGTAAAAGAGATTTACAACAAATGAAACGAAATTTACAACGGATGTAAAAGAGATTTACAACCCCATCTTTATTATATAAGAACGTAAAGAACGTATAAGAACGTAAAGAACGAGTGGGGAGTGCACACACAGATTACAATCCTTCGCATACGACTTTGCAGATTGCTATATATAGTAGCGCCCCTCCATTTAGAGAAAGGATTTGTTAATTTTGGAAAAAACGGAAATCAAAAAGATTTTGAAATTTTATAAAAATCTAAATCCGGCAACACAGTTGAATATCAATGACAGAGAAGTTATAGAAGTTTGGTGTGATGTGTTTAAGGATTATTCATATGATCAAGTTAAAAAAGCAATTGTAACTTTTTCAAAAATAAAACCATTTGCTCCCTCTATCGGAGAAATCATTTCTAACATAGAAGTTCCTGATTATACGATTGAGAAAATACCTCCACATACAGTAATTGTATGTTATGAGGATGAATCTTTTGGAAATTTTCCTTTTCGATTCTTAAACTCCAAAGAAGCTAAAGAGTATTCTCAAAAGTTTCAGGAATGCAATTACGATAAAGAATCAATCAAGATCTTACATGAAGAACATGTTAGAAAACGCAATTCTTCGCTTCTTACATACAGGGGAGAAGCGAAGGAAAGATTGGAAATGAAACTTCAAAATCAAAACAAAGGAAACAGAAGATATGATAAACAGAGTGGTTTTAGTTGGTAGGATGACACGTGATCCAGAACTTAGAAGAACTCAAAATGGTTCAGCAGTTACAGGTTTTACTTTAGCAATGAACCGTCCAAAGAGAAATGATGAAGAACAACAAGCGGATTACATTTCATGTGTTACCTGGAACAAAGTTGCTGAAAACGTTGAAAAGTATTGTTCAAAAGGTTCTTTAGTAGGAGTTGAAGGTAGACTTCGTTCAAGAACTTATGACAATGCACAAGGTCAACGTGTTTATGTTACTGAAGTTGTTTGTGATTCAGTTCAGTTTCTAGAAACAAAACCTAGAGACAAATATGAAGAACAACAATATCATCAACAAGCACAGGCACCAGCAAACAGTTATCAACAACCTGTTCAAAACCAACAACAAGATAATTTTATGAACGAACAACCATCTTACAACATCATGGAAGATGATATTCAGTTCTAACTAAAATAAAAAACTTAAAATTTTCATTTCTAGCGAGTGTTTGTTAGAAAGATAATTAACTTTACCAATTATCTTAAAACGCTCGTTAGAATGAAGATTTTGCTATAAAAACAAGGAATTAAACAAAAAGGAGAAACCAAAATGCTAATAAAAAAGAACGAAGAACCGTTTTTTCATAGATTTCTTTCAATCGCAAAGGAAATTATTAAGAAAAACAGTGCATATCCACCAGTATTTTATGGTGATGATGAAAAGCTTTATTTGGTATGTAACAACTATGCAGCAGTTTACGATTTTCAAAGTAATCTGCTCTTAGACGATGAATTAAGAGAATTTGGAAAAATCCCTTATGAACTGTCGGAATTACCAAACGGAGATATGATGCTTTCTAAAGCTGAACATTTCAACTGTCAGGAGTCCTATCTGATTGCAGTTAGAAATTTCTTTAAGCACGCAGGATATCTTTCAAGAAAAGTATTTTCCGTTGAAAAAGGTGATCCATACAAAATACCAAAAATCGTTGAAGTAACAAATCGTTGGATTTCGGAAGACGATAACAAGATTTTAGACAGGATAGGATCTCCTGATATCTACTTGCTGGATGAAGAACGTGATAGTGAATTTACTACCCTGGCTGGTGATTGGAATCAATACTACTTGGCAGCTTATGACCAAATTGAACTTAACGGTGGTCAAACAACAATTGCTATGACAATTTACTTCAATATCAAAGATGATCCTAAAAACAATGCGTATGATCAACAGGAAATGGAGTTTGTTCAACAACCTGCAGAATATGATTCGTTTAAAAATATGGATGTTGAAGAACCTGAAGAAACTTATCGGGAAGAACAGGAATTTGATTCATTGATGGATGAAACAATCATTGAAGAAACAAGAGGTGTTGAGGATGAATTCGACCCAATGCGAGCTTAATCTTGGAATACAAGCGAACTACAAGAAGTTTTGGTTCACTGTACCAGGAGCAATCGTTGGAAAAGGTAGACCAAGATTTACAACACAAGGAAGATTTGTAAGAGCTTATACACCTAAGAAAACAAGAGATTATGAACAAAAAATAGCAATGTATTATCGAAAAGCTACAAGTTACAAAAGTAACAAGGCTCTAAGAGTAAAGATATTCGCATACAGAGAAGTTCCAAAATCAACCACTAAAAAATTAAAGAATTGTCTTTTGGATAAAACGTTTCTTTGCACAGTAAAACCTGATATCGACAACATCATCAAGGTAGTTTTAGATGCGTTAAATGATGTTGCTTACTATGATGACATTCAAGTATGTCAATTGGTTATCATGCGAGAATACGCTGAAAATGAATGTCTAAAAGTATGTGTTGAAGAAATCGGAGAAAGAAAACCAAATTAAATAATCAAATAAAAATCAAAATAACAGGAGGAAATAATTATGGGATTATGGGATTTACTAAACGAAGAAGAAAACACTAAAGAAGAAGTAAAAGAGGCGGAAGTTGTGGAAGAAAAACCTGCAGTAGAACCAAAGGTTGAAAAGCAAGCAACTGAACCTCAAAAACAAGCAGTAGAACAAGCAACTACTGAAAAAGCACAACGAGAAGCCAGTGTTGATACTGAAAATGAATCAGTAGAAAAACAAGCGACACCTAAGAAAAAGAAAACAGCAAGTAAGAAAGAAGCAAAGAAAGGCGAACACCTTTATCCTTTTTCAATCTATTCTGAAGGAAGAATTATTGATATTTCTAATTATGGATTTGTTCCAGGAGAAACTTACAAAGAAGATGAAATTACAAAAATCATGTTACAGCATCAACATTATGAATTTGCAGGGAAAATGGAGTATAGCTTCATCGAAGAGGATAACGTTCTTGTTGTAAGTATAGCTCAACACAGAAAAGGATAGTGATTCAAAATGGCCAAAATAACCAAGTATAGATTTTTTGTAATCGGGGTAGGTGGAACAGGTTCTCTTCTTGCAAGAGACCTTCCAAAGCTCCTTTTAAATACAAATCATAAAATGAAATTAATTGATGGGGATGTTGTTGAAAGAAAAAACATCAAGCGTCAAGGGTACCAGGAACAGGATATTGGAACAAATAAAGCAATATCATTATCGAGAAAAATCAACTCACTTTATTCAATTGAATGTGAGTTTGATGATAATTACTGCACTTTTGATGATCTTTACAAAATGGTAATCAAAGATGAAAGATACATTCCAGTAATAATTGGTTGTGTGGATAATGATGCAACTAGAAAGATACTTGAACAAGTATTTAATAAGCTTAAAAACGTTATTTACATTGATTCAGCAAATAGCGAATACGAAGGAAATATCTATGTAGCATCTAAAAAAGATGGTATTCAAAAAGGAAAATTGAGAAGTCAATGCTATAAGCTTGATATGGACAGACACCCACTAGAAAAATCATGTCAGGAACAAGCTGCTGATGGTAATGTTCAATTTCTTGTAACTAATGCAAAAATGGCAGTTTCTATCTTAGAACATTGCAATGCATTGCTTATTAGAGAATTGAAAGAAGGTGTTCAAATTGTCAATCGATTTGAGACAGTTTTTTACCACTGATTATGTACCAAGAATAATACACGACAACACAATAGAAAGTTTTATAGCTAATCTTATCAGTTATCTTCCACAGACAACAATTGATGATGCAACTGAATATTTTGAAAATGAACTGGAGTTTCAGGACATTTCTTTCATTGAAGATAAGAATTATCTAGCTGATCATGTTTTTGAGGACATCATCATTGATAGAGGTATGATATTTGCTCTGCTTTCACCTTTTTTTGATGAACAAGACCTAATCATTACATCAGATGATGCTCAAATGGAAAGTTGGTATGACAAGCAAAATGAAGGATTTGTTGATTTAGGTACTGATTATATTCCACAAATCAAAAAGGAATTTGAAAAAGAACTATATTTTGCTGCTATTGATTCCTGTACGGATGGGAAAGGTAATGTCGATGAATACCTTTTGGGAACTATAAGATTAAATGTTTGCCACGTACGATTTAAAAATAAATCTAAAGCAAGAAAATTTAGGAAACTTTATAAAAAGCATTATGAAATAAGAGCACTTTTTAATGAATTCGGCTTTTTGTTTAGAAACGGACAACTTGCAAAGGGTAATGTTACTGATATCGAATGTGAAGATATCCAAGAGTTTGAAACTGCTTTTTCGGTGATGAATGAAGCTATAAATATCATGGCGAAACATTCAAGAAAAGAAAGAGGAGATTCTGATGAATTAGAAACTTTGTTGTGTGATGCAAACGGAAAAACTTTAAAAAGATTGAGAGTATCAGCTCTCATAAATACATTTATTGACACTTTAAGCACTAATGAGGAGGTAATTATGTAATGAAAGAGGTAATTATAAAATTTTCGAATGTTAAGCCTGATGCTGAATTATGTATCAAAAAAGGTGACATAATCACTTTCAAAAAGCTAGCAATAGAAGATGCTTTAAATGCTATAGAAGAATGTGCAACTAATTCATTAATGATAAAGAAAATTAAACTGTTGCCTGAAAACGTTATAGCAAAAGGTGGAGGTTACACAGTCATTAGGCAACCTGAACATGTACAGTACGTTACTTTCAATCGAACAAGTTATAAAATCAATTTTCCTAATTCAATCTATATTGTTCTGCACTCTTCTAAGCAAATCAAAAGCATTAAAAACTATTGTTATAAAGAGTACAAAGGTGAAGAAACGGAACTTTATGACTATGCCATGCCGAATGTTCTTGTCGAAAATAAAATGTGTATTGGAACTGCTGATAGAACAATAAAAGATGGTGATGTAGAGGGAGCATTGAACAAGATCATTGCAACTCCTTACTCACACAATACATTTAATGGGATCAATGGCTTCTCTAGCACGATTAAATATTTTGAATATCTAGAGGATAATCCATTCCCATACAAATTATTAAAAAAACTGAACAGGAAATTGAAGGATGTCACAATTTGATGAATTAAGAAGTTTACTTCTTGAATGGGGCGAAGATAAATATTTGCCCCTCAAGAAAAAAATTGCATATCTTGAAAACGAAAATTATCGTTTGAGAATGCAAAATCAAAGAATTCATGAAAGAAATAAAAGACTTTCTATGATTGTAAAGAAAAGAAGAGAGGAAGCAAATAATGAGAATAGACAGAGGAATTGTTCAATGTGATAGATGCAAGAGAATTTTCAAAACTAAAGAGGTTACAAATTATAAAATCTCATATCAAGCGTATGGTTTTAAAAATGATGGTGGCATGGGACTTGTAACAAAGAAAGCAGAAATATGTTCTGATTGTAATATGGATTTTGATGATTTTATGCGTAATAAACAAGTAAGAGGACATGATATCAATGACAGGTAAAGAATGGTCAAAATTATGTAAGGAACATGGTGTTGTTGTCATTGATGTAAACTACAAGAATATGACGCATGAAGATGCTATTAAGTTTTTTGGTTTATTAAATACTGCAATGAGTCATGCTTTTGCTAGAAAGTACGATTTGGAAACTGGCCAATATGAGGATTATGCATTGCCTGATGGAGCTACATATTACGAGGATGATATGAACAAGAAAATTGCTTGTTGCGAATGTGGTAAGAAAGTCATTTATGGAATTACTTATACATCGAGAATTATTTTGGATAAATACGGTTTCGGATATGCAGTTTGCAAGGAATGTTATTTTAAAAATGATTTGAAAGATATCGTTAAGAAAGATTAAGAAAGGTTAAGGAATTATGAAAGTACATGAATTAAAAATAAAACCTCAATATTTTAAAGATGTTATTAGTGGCCTTAAAACATTTGAAGTTAGGCGCAATGATAGAAACTTTAAAGTGGGTGACATTATTGCGTTAGAAGAATATAAGGGTGATTATACAAGTAGATTTGTAAATGTTGAAATCATTTATATTCTTGATGACCCTGAATATTGCAAAGAGGGTTATGTTGTTTTAGGCTTTAGGCTTCGTTTGGATTTGGGAGGTATTTTGCAATGACAGCACAAGAAATGTTTGAAAAATTGCAATATATAAAAACACTACACAACGATAAAGAAATTGCTTATGTAATGTATAACGATTGTTTGTGATTGTTATGGTAGAGCTATGAATATCAATATAAAAACGTTAAAAGCAATCAATCAACAATGTAAGGAATTGGGGTGGTTATAATGGATGATGCTTTATTTGAAATCGACAATATGTGTCATGCTTTAGGGTTTGATCCAAATAAAATTAGAAAAGGTCAAAGAGTTTTTGAATATTATAGAAACTTCTTTGTTGCTAGTGGAAAATACAAAGAAAGCTGGGAAAAGTTAGTTAAATGGGGAGACGCTGCTAAAGCTTCCAATGCTATTGTAGGAAGTTACTATTATGTAACTCAAAAAGGATTAGATTTCTTAAGCAGTATTTATAAGATTAAGTTTAAACCAATGAAATAGAGGTGACTAGATGTCAAAACATAAACCAATAACCAAGAAAATTAGAATTAAAGTATGGGAAAAGTACAATCATCATTGTGCATATTGTGGTTGCAAACTTGAATATAAAGATATGCAAGTAGATCATATTGATTCCGTTTATGTTCATTGTGATTATAGAAAAGAAAATACATTAGATGAAATTAATGATATTGATAATCTAATGCCATCATGTAAGCAATGCAATCTTTATAAATCCACATTTGACCTAGAGACATTTAGAGATAGATTAACAAGTGTCATGTTGAAAAAACTACAAAAAACTTTTCAATATCGTTTAGCACTAAAATACGGGTTAATTGAAGAAAATATTAAACCAATAGAATTTTATTTTGAAAAACAGGAGAACAAGAGAAATGAATAAATATCAAGAAGGAAATACAGTATATAAAATTTCTTTATTAGAATATGAACTTTTAAAATATTATTTTCATAAAGGATATAAATATATTGCTAGAAATAATGATGAGAGCTTGTTTATTTATAGAAATAAACCGCAAAGAATTAATTATGAATGGTGTGTTAATGGATATCGTGCAATTGATTTTAAGGGTTTATTTTCATTCATTAAATGGGAAGATGAAGAACCTACTTTAATTCAAAACATTCTAGATAACTGCGAGGTGGTTGATAATGAAAAAATTTAAATTGAAAGAAACATCATATAGTTTTGATCATAAAGGTATGATTATTGAAGGAGAATGTGGTAATGGAATAGTAAAAGCTCTTGCTAAAGATTTATGTAAAACCAATGAAAATATTATGACAAAAAAAGAAATAATGGATTGTATGAGTAATGGTGCTTATTATAAATGGAACTACTACATGAATAGATTAGAACCTTTAGAAACATTCAAAATGACTCGTTTAGATTATGCAATGCTTAAATTTGTACAAAAACAAGGAGAAAAATATATTTGTAGAGATAAAAAAGGTCTTTTAAATTTATTTGAAAATGAACCTTATATTATAAGTGAAGGCGATTCATGGTATGCAAAAGGAAAATGTGAGTATTTTGATAATTTTACACAACAATTATTCCAATTCGTCAAATGGGAAGATAAAAAATATTATATCATTGAAGATGTTTTAAACAATTGCGAGGTGGTTGAAGATGTTGACTAAAGAAAGATGTATGAGTTTATTGGATGATATCGCTGGATATGCTCATAGAGCTAACATTGGTCCTAATGGTATTAATGAAATAAATGAAGATTACAATGGATTGAAAAAGTTAATTGAGGAGCATTTCACTCCTCAACCTCTTAAATTTGAGGATTTTAAACGTAATATGTACGTTTGGGATAATGAGTATAAAGCCATTGGAAAAGTAGATGAAGTTTTAACTAATTGTAATTGTGAAAGACTTCATATTAGATATAGCAATGGCGGGGAAATAGTTGATTATACTAAAAACAGATTTTATCCAATTATTATTCCAAACATAGGAGATAAAAGTGAGAAGCACATATAGAAATCTACAGATTATAAAACATGCGCTACAGTATTATATTGCTAGACCGAACGCAAGTAAAAAGGATCTAGAAAGAGAAAAGAATTTATTAAAGCGTGTTGAAGATGATATTGAATGGTACGAAGAAAGACACCATATCAAAAAGAAAACAGAAAGAAAATAAGAATTAAGAGGAGGACAAGGGATGAATTTTACAGAAGAAGAAAAAGAAACAATCAAAGAAGTTAAGGATTATCTAAAAGAACTGAGAAAAATCAATCTTGAAAAGTTTTCTTTGACTTTTGAAATAGAGGACATCCCAAGTCCTCAATCTATTAAGTATAGTGATGAAATGCCAGGAGGATTTTCAAAACCTAAAGGAAAACAAATCACTTCAAACATGTTGCGCAGAGAACTTCTAACAAAGCGTGTGGCGTTGTTTAACCAAGAACTGGATAGATTTATGCCATTGTTATATTTGCTCAATGCAGGACATAGAAACATCATTAGAACGTATGTGTGTTCAAGAGGATATACTGAAATGATTAGAACGCTTGATGAATCTTATTGCATAAGTATATCAACTTACAAGAGAGAGTTTCCCAAAGCGTGTTTAGAATTGGCCAAGTATATTAATTTCAATAACAAGCCATCTTTAGAAGAATTGAATAACCGTTTTTTTAACAATATCAAGGGTGAATAATTATGTTCATTCTTTTTATTTTTATCACTAATGATAACTTTTTATTAAAAGTGGACCCAATTTGAACCTAGTTTGGACCCAAAATGAACCCAAAGTGAGCCCTAATTGGACCCAATTTGGACCTAGTATGAACCCTAATTTACATGTTATTATGCTATTGTGGTTTTAAGAGAAAAGAAAAAGAACTTTTTAACCACTCACAACATTTCGTTCTAAATGGTAAATCTTTGTTAAAAGCTCTATTCTATAGGGCTTTTTTCGTAATTATTTAGAATAAGAAGCGCAAATGCTTTTATTATACATATAAATCATTTATGGAGGTGGTGATATGGCTTGAAAGAGAAATACGAGTTAGCATATGAAGATTATCTTGCTGGAATGAAACAAAAGGAAATTGCTAAAAAGTATGGCACAACAATCAACACAGTTAAGTCATGGAGCCGCCGTTATGAATGGTCAAAAAAGAAGAAAAAGGGTGCACACCAAAATAAAAGTGTGCACACCAAAAAAGAATGCAAAAAAATAGCTGAAGAAATAGTAGAAATAAGTGAGCTGGATGAAGAACGTCAGCTCTTTTGTATTTATTATTTAAAGTATCACAATAAGGTCAAAGCATATCAAAAAGTAAAGCCACACACTCCGTACAACAGTGCTTGTGTGATGGCTTCTCGCTGGTCTAAACAACCAGCAGTAATTGAAGAAATAAATCGGCTAAAAAAAGAATTGTATGAAGATGCTCTTCTTGATCCACAGGATATCGTTCAAAAATATATCGATATCGCCTTTGCTGATATAAATGATTATTTGGAATATGGACGAGAGGAAGTACCAGTAATTGTTAAAAATCCTATTACAGGTGAAGATGAAATTTTAAAGCAAACTGTCAATATGGTTAAATTTAAAGAATCGGCATATGTTGATGGAACTATTCTAAGTGAAGTAAAAAAAGGAAAAGACGGTGCAAGTATCAAATTATCCGATAGGATGAAGGCACTTGATTGGTTATCTAAACATATGAACTTAGCAACCGAAGAACAAAGAGCAAAGATTGATTTGATTAAGGCACAAACAAGAAAGATTGCTATTGATGATGAAAAAGAAGAAATTGAGGATGATGGTTTCTTAGATGCATTAAACGCTAGTGCAAAAGAGGATTGGGAAGATGAAGAAGATTAGAACAGTTTTCAAATTCAAACCCTTTAGCAAGAAACAACGAAAGGTTTTAAATTGGTGGACTGAGAATTCACCAGTTAAAGATAAAGATGGAATTATCGCTGATGGTTCAATCAGATCAGGAAAAACTGTTTCAATGTCTCTTTCATATGTGATTTGGGCCATGTCTACATTTGTTGAGTGCAATTTTGGCATGTGCGGAAAGACGATTGGTTCATTCAGACGTAACGTTTTGAATATTTTAAAATTGATGCTATGGTCAAGAGGTTATAAACTGAAAGATCATCGAGCTGATAACATGGTTGAAATTAGTAAAAATGGTGTAACCAATTATTTTTACGTGTTTGGCGGTAAGGATGAAAGCTCTCAAGATTTGATTCAAGGTATCACATTGGCTGGTTGCTTTTTTGATGAAGTGGCACTGATGCCTGAATCATTCGTAAACCAAGCGACAGCTCGTTGTTCCGTTGAGGGCTCTAAATGGTGGTTTAACTGTAACCCTGATGGCCCATTTCATTGGTTCAAAACAAATTGGATTGATAAAGCAAAAGAAAAGAATATCATCTACTTACATTTTACAATGGATGACAATCTTTCTTTGAGTGAGAAAATCAAACAAAGATACAAAAGTCAATGGAGTGGTGTTTTCTATGACAGGTACATCAAAGGTCTTTGGACTGTTGCTGAAGGTATCATTTACGATATGTTCAACAAAGAAAAGCATGTTGTTGATGACTGTGATTGCTTGATTGATAACAAAAACTATAGATATGTCAGTTGTGACTATGGTACTCAAAATGCCATGGTCTTTTTGCTTTGGAATAAAGGAACTGATGGCATTTGGTACTGCGTTAATGAATACTACTATTCAGGACGTGACAGAAAAGTTCAAAAAACTGATAGTGAATATGCGGATGATTTAGTCAAATTTCTTGATGGAAAAGAAATATTTCAAATTGTTGTAGACCCTTCTGCAGCATCATTTATTGCTGAGTTAAAGAAAAGAGGGTTTAGAGTTAAAAAAGCTAAGAACGATGTATCAAATGGTATTAGATTGGTAAGCACAATGCTCAATCAATGCAAAATTAAGTTTTTTAGCAAATGTAAGAATACAATTAAGGAATTTTCTGTTTATGCATGGGATCCTAAAGCAAGTGCTAGAGGAGAAGATGCACCTATCAAGCAAAATGACCATGCAATGGATGCTATCAGGTATTTTATCTATACAATTTTAAGAGGCTCAGGGCTTAATACAGATTTGAAAGGAGGTATTTAATGAAAACATTAGAGGTAATTGAAAAAGATGAAATTTTTAATATTTCTGATGATGAAATCATGGATATTAAACATTTGAATAAATATATCGCTAAACATCAGCAATTGAATAAATCAAGATACAAAAAATTAAAAGACGGATATGAGGGGTTCTATCCAATCATGATGTACCAGGATAAACCTAAATACAAGCCAGATAACCGCATAATCGTAAACTTTGCTAAATACATAGTTGATACGTTTAACGGTTTTTTTATTGGTATTCCAATTAAAGTATCATCAACGGATGAAGATGTTGCTGCTTACATCAATGAGTTGGATAAAAGAAATCATCAAGATGATAACAATGCTGAAATTTCAAAAAACTGTAGTATTTATGGTAAGTGCTATGAAATGTACTTTATCAATGAAGATGCAAGAGTAGGAATCAAGTATATCGAACCAACAAAAGGATTTATCGTATATGATGATTCTATTGTTCCAAAACCAAGATATTTTGTTACGTATTACTATGATTCAACCGGAACAATGCATGGCTATCTAAGTGACGATTCTTATGTTTATGAATTTAGCAATAAAAGCGGTATGCATTTTGTTGGCGAAGGTTCACTTCATGGATTTGATGGTGTTCCTGTTACTGAGTATGTTGAAAACGCAGAGCGTATGAGTGCTTTTGAAAGTACATGGTCAATGATCAATGCCTATAACAAAGCAATAAGTGAAAAGGCAAATGATGTAGACTACTTTGCAGATGCATATCTAAAAATCATTGGTGCAAAAGTTGATGAAAATGGAATTATTCATATTAGGAATAACAGAATAATTAATTTTGATGAAGAATCGAATACGGTTGATGTAGGATTTCTTGAAAAACCTAATGCGGATGGTTCACAAGAAAATCTTATCAATCGTCTTGAAAGATTGATTTTTCAAATGTCTATGACACCCAATATTGAGGATGAAAGCTTTGGAACAATATCAGGAATAGCACTTAAGTATAAGTTACTTTCTATGTCTAATTTGGCCAAGACAAAAGAAAGAAAGTTTACTGGTGCTTTGGATAGAAGATATAAACTTATTTTCAGCAACCCAATCAACACAATTCACGAAGATAAATGGGTTGACATTACTTATAAGTTCAGTCAAAACTATCCAGCAAATGTACTTGAAGAAACTCAAATTGCTCAAAACTTAGAAGGAGTTGTTTCTAAAGATACTCAATTATCTTCTCTTTCAATCGTTGAAGATGTTCAAAAAGAAAAAGAAAAAATCAAGCTAGAAGATGAAGCTTCTAAAGAATCTATTGTTGATAAAAGGATGTTTAATCAATAGATGAATAGTGCCGAATATTGGCGTTTAAGAGAAGAAAAACAACGCTTGAAGAATATCAAAGATGAAAAAAAATATGATAAGAAGATTATAGAAATCTATCAAAGAATGATGGATGAAGTACAATCTGAAATCAATAACTTCTACGCTAAATATGCAAAGGATACTGGTATCACAATGGCCGAAGCTAAAAAAAGAGCTTCTAATTTGGATATGGAAGTTTATTCAAGAAAAGCTAAACAGTATGTAGAAGAAAAAAACTTTTCACAACAAGCAAATGATGAAATGAAGCTTTACAACTTAACAATGAAAGTCAACAGACTTGAGTTGTTAAAAGCCAATATTGGTTTGGCTTTAGTAAGTGGCCATGATGAATTAGAAAAATATATGGATAATCTTCTTGAAAATAGAACACTTGATGAAATTCAAAGACAGGCAGGCATTTTAGGATCAACAATTTTAGATAACGCTGATACTGCTCACTCTATTGTCAATGCATCTTTTCATAATGCAACATATAGCGATAGAATATGGATGCATCAAGATTTGCTTAAACATGATCTTGAGAGTTTGCTAGCATCAGGACTTATCCAAGGAAAAAATCCTAATGAGTTAGCCAGACTATTACGAAAACGTTTCAATGTTAAAATTAGTGATGCGCAACGATTAATGAGGACTGAACTTGCTAGAGTTCAAATTGCCGCACAACAAAAATCATACGAAGCAAATGGATTTGATGAATATGAATATATAACATGTGGAATCGGCGATGCGTGTGATACTTGCAAAGCGTTAGATGGCAAGGTTTTTCCAATAAATCGGATGAACATTGGAGACAACGCTCCGCCAATGCATCCAAATTGTCATTGTTCAACAGGCCCTCATATGGATAGAAAAATCTATAATGAATGGCTTGATGGACTTGCAAATGGAAAACACAGTTTGAGATTGGATGAATATAAAAAGATTTCAGATGTAAAAAATGATTTAAAAAAACAAGTCACAGTTCTATCTAAAAGTGAAAAAGAAATTCTTACAAGATACACTGGAAACCTTGCTATGCAGATGAATTTTGCTTTAAATACTGGACGTGAAAGAAAATTCAAAAAGGAAATAGCAATGTTAGATCATGCACTAAGTAAAGGAAAGATTCCAGATGATTTAATTTTATATCGAAAAATAGATAGTAAAGTTCTACTAAATAAAAGAAATGTTTCTGATAATGACATGTTTAGTTTAAAAGGTACTACGAAAACAGAGAAAGGATATTTGTCTACATCATTTAAAAACTTTGATTATAAATTAAGAGATGTAAATCTTGTTATGAAAATTCCAAAAGGTTATAAAGGCGCATTGTATATTGAACCATTAGCAAAAGAAAGTTATAAAAATCAAGATGAGGTTTTGTTTAAAAGAGGTGTGTGCTACAATATATGTGAAGTAAAAAAAGAAAAAGATAAATACACTTTAATAGTGGAGGTAAAGATAAATGATTGATTACGATAAATACCAATTTCATATTAAAGTTATAGGAAGCAAAGAAGAATTTATAAAGCATATTGAAGATTTTAAAAAAGCTGCTCCTTATTATACAGAGGAAGACATAGTAGCAATTCTTGATGAAGAACAAGACAAAAAAATAAGGCCTTCTTTTTGGAATAGACCTTGGATGTAAGCCGACAAATAGTCGGTTTTTATTTTTTTAAAATTAAGGAGTAGGCATGGAAGTTAATATTTTAGGAACAACTTATGAAATTGAAAAGCTGGATGAAAAAGATTCATACATGTTTAAAAATAATGCTGATGCATATGTTGATTACATAGAAAAAAAGATATTTTTGCATAAGGATGATGTTATGATCAATACATCATTAAGGCATGAATTAATTCATGCTTTTATGTATGAAGCAGGAATTGAATTTGGGTATCAATTTCATAATGAAGATGTTGTGAATTATATAGCAACTATTTTTCCAAAATTGGAAGAAGCATTTAAAACAACAAAATGTATTTAATGAGCAAGTTTAAATGACTTGCTTTTCTTTTTGTAAAAAATAGAAAGGAGTTATGGGATGTTAAAAGCATTGTTAATTATATTTGTTATTGCAAAATTTTTAGGACTTATTACCTGGTCATGGTGGATTGTATTATTTCCACTATTTATTGAATTAACACTTTATGCATTGAGTTTCATATTAAGCATAGTGATTTTTATTTCAAAAAAATTCTAATAATTTTTCACATGATTTTAAGAAAGGAGGAAAATGTGTGGCCAAAGGATTACGACCTCACTATCATCAAGAATTTGAATGCAGAACAGTTCAATATTTTGATAAGGAAAGACAAGTTGTCGTTAAGAAAATACAATATATGTGCATGATTTGTGGGCATATCCGTCATGAAAAATATGACTGCTACGTACCACCACCTAAATCCAAAACAAAATCATTAGAACGGAATAAGAAGAAATATGGCAATCGAGGTTGATTGCTTTTTTATTTTCTAAAAGAGGAATTTATATGATTAAAATTACAGTTGGAATCTCTAAAGAACATATAGCAGTTAAATGTGTTGGTCATGCAAATTACAACATAAGTGGTGAAGATATTGTATGTTCTGCAATTTCCACACTCTTACAAACGCTTTGCTATAGTTTGGAAGAATTGACACCAAGCAAAATAAACGTTTCTCTAGAAAAAGGAGAAGGATATATAGGTATATATCATCCAACATGTAAAGCAATTACATTAGTTAATGGCTTTGTAATTGGATGTAGAGAGGTAAGTCATACTTACCCTGATTATGTACAATTAGAAATCAAAGAATAGCACTACAATGAGTGCTTTTTATTTTGTCCAAGCATTTACGACATTAAAAGATATGGATGAGTCAGGCGTGGAAACTTTAAGCTACGGAAAAGAGCAGGCGTGTAACTCTCTAAAAGATACGGATAGGAGAAATAAAAATGAAAAAAGAATTAGAAAAATTATTATCCCATAAAAGAAACTTAAATTTACAGTTATTCGCTGAAGAAGGCGGAGATGGTGAACCAGGCAACGATGATCCTGAAGACAAATCAGGAGATGGTGGAAATGATGACAAAAAATACACTGACGAAGATGTAAACAACATCATCAATCGAAAATTTGCTGAATGGGAAAAAAGACAAAAAGAAAAAAGCGCAAAAGCTGCAGAAGCTGAACGATTAAAAAACATGACCGAAGAAGAAAAAAGAAAACATGAAATGGAAGAACTCCAAAAGAAAATCGCCGGTTATGAGAAAGAAAAAGCTATTGGAGCAATGACAAAGGTTGCCAGAGGAATCTTAAACGATTCGAAAATCGTTGTTAATGATGAATTATTAGTAAATCTAGTAGCAGAAGATGCTGAAACAACAAAGGCAAATGTAGAAAACTTTGTTAAAAACTTCAATGATGCTGTTCAAAAAGCAGTAGCTGAAGCTTTAAGGGGAAAAACACCTCGATTAAAGGATGGCTCAAAAGAATTGACAAAAGAAGATATTTTAAAAATCAAAAATAGAACTGAACGTCAAAAAGCAATGGCTGAACATCCTGAATTATTTAGATAAAAAAAGGAGAAAACTATATGAGAAAACAATTCAATTTACAATTATTTGCTGCACCAACAAATACAACAGTTACAACTGATTTAGAACCAGGGATTTCTATCGATTATACTTCTAGAATCAGTTCAAACATCAATGAATTACAAGATTTATTAGGGGTTACTGAATTAACACCAATGTCTTCAGGAACAACAATCAAAATCTATAAAATGGAGGTTGGTACAGTTGCCCCTCAAGTTGGAGAAGGTGAAACAATCGGTTTAACTAAAGTAACTAGAAAGAAAGTCAAAGACATTGACCTAGTATTAGAAAAATATCGTAAATCAACTACTGCAGAAGCAATTCAACGTTCAGGACGTAATATTGCTATCAATCAAACTGATGAAAAAATGGTCGGTGTCATTCAAGGACAAATCAAAAAGACTTTCTATTCTACATTAAAAGAAGGTACTGGTACTGCTACTGGTAAAACTTTACAATCTGCCTTATCTGCAGTGTGGGGAGAATTAGTTAAACATTATAAAGATGAAACAGTTACACCTATTTATTTTGTATCTACAGATGATATTGCTGAATATTTAGGTTCAAAAGAAATTACTTTACAAACTGCATATGGATTCACATATTTAAAGAATTTCTTAGGTTTAGGTGATGTCATCGTTTCACCTGAATTAGAAAAAGGTACAGTATATGGTACTGCCAAAGAAAACATTGCGGGTGCTTATATTCCAACAAACAATGGCGATGTTGCTGATACATTTGGTTTAACAAGCGATACAACAGGTCTAGTAGGTATGGTTCATACTTCTAAAACAGACAATGCAACAATTGAAACATTATTAATGTGTGGTGTTAAATTCTTCGTTGAATATGTTGATGGCGTATTCAAAGGAACAATCACTCCAGGAGAAGCTGCATAATGTATGTTGCTATTAAAAGATTTTCTGATTTAACAGATGATGATCATATTTATGATACTGGTGATGTGTACCCTAGAGATGGCTTTGAACCATCTAGGGAACGTATCATTGAATTAGCAACATCAAAAAACAAACTAGAAACGCCACTCATCACTTATATTGAGGATGAAGAAAAAAACATTGAAGAAAATGATAAAGTAGAAGATGAAAAGCAAACGACTAAGAAAACAACTAAAAAAGCTAAAAGTGAATAGTTATGGCAATCATTGATGATGTAACAGCGTTGTTAGGCTTTTCTGATGAAAAGTATAACAAAACATTAGATGTGATTATTCGTCTTACTACTAATCGTTTAAAAACACTATTGGATGTTGAAGAAGTACCAACTGAATTAGAATATATCGTTACTGAAGTTTCAATTGTTAGATATAACAAGATTGGTTCTGAAGGAGTCACAAGTCATTCGGTTGAAGGAGAAACCATGTCATTCAGTGACAATGATTTCAAGGGGTATCTAAATGATATAGAAGCTTGGAAAAATAAAAAGAACGAAGTAAAAGGAGTTGTCAAATTCTTATGAGATATGACACTCCTATTTATTTTCAAAAAGTTATACAAGGCGAATACAATCCTACTACTGGAGACTATGGAGAGGATACAACAAAAGAAACTTGTGCAATGGCTTCTGTCATAGATACAAGAACTGAAACAATGCGAGTTGTTTATGGCTCTATCAAGCAAGGAAGTAAGACCATCCATATACAAAATCATTACGATGAATCATATGATTTAATTAGAATCAATGATAAAATTTATCAAACGGATTATTCTAGAAAGCTTAGAAATAAACAGTCGTTTATCGTTCATGAGGTGCAAAATGGGTAGAGGTATAAATATTACAGGCATTAAAGAATTAGAAGCCAAACTAAAGAAAAATGCAACTCTTGATGATGCTAGAACTGTTGTTAAGAAAAATGGTGCGGATTTGCAATCGCGAATGACAAGAAATGCGGTCTTTGTCAAAGGATACTCAACCGGTGCAACTAAAAGAAGTATTAGAAGTGCATTTACAGATTCTAATTTGACTGTAACAGTTGAGCCAACAACCAGCTATGCATCTTATCCGGAATATGGGACACGATGTATGGCGGCCCAACCTTTTGTACGCCATCTTTCAACATTCAAAAAGAAATCTTCAAAAGAGACTTAAAGAAATTAATGAAATGAGGTGTGTTATGGATCCTCAACAAGAATTATTCAGTTACTTGTTAGTAACGCTAAAAAAAGAATATCCCGATATGGTTTTTGATGGCTTTATGCCACCTGAAGAAACACCATATCCTTTTATTTATCTTGCTGACAGTCAACAAACTGATGACTATAGCAATAAAACAGCCATCTTCAATAACGTGTATCAAACCATTCACATATGGAATGACTCGCCTAAAAAAAGAGGAACTGTTTCTAATATGGCATTAAAAATAAAAAACATTGTAAGAAGATTGGAATACACGAGCAATTACAAGTGGGAAATTAGAAATATTGAACAAAGAATTTTGGAAGATACGACAACTAAGACACCACTTATGCATGTTGTGTTAGAGTTAGAATTCAAATCTTCTAGTAAAGGAGGAAAAAGAAGTGATCAATAAATTTGATTTGCAATTATTTGCTGATGAAAGTCCTGAAACAATTTCAGGTAAAAAACTTGTCTACTTATTTAGAGTGGCAGAAGATTCTAAAATAGAAAATGCAGGTGCTTTAGCTTTTGTAACTGAAAACGAAAGAACAACATCTAAAGATGCTGATTCTACACAAACGAAAGATGGGAATGTTCGTACACCTGGTGCTGCTGAAATTGAAATCACAAGCACATCGTTATTACCTAAAGGGGATAAGATGATTGATAAATTAGAGTCAGCAATGCTAAATGACAAACTTGTAGAATGCTGGGAAGTAAATTTAGCTGAACCTGGTTCTAGCACAAATAGTGGTAAATATAAATCAAAATATTATCAAGGATATATTACTGAATTAGGAATTTCTTCTAATGCTGAAGATAATGTTGAAGTAAGTATCACTTATGGAGCTAACGGTCAAGGTGCAGATGGATACGCAACATTGACTGATGAGCAAAAAGAAATTGCATCTTACGTCTATAAAGATGTAATAAAAGAAAGCGGAGAATAGGACGGGTATTTATATCCGTTCTTTTTATTTGGATTGAGAGGAGAAAATTATGGAATTAACTATTGAAAACAAAACATATAATTTTAGATTTGGAATTGGATTTGTAAGATATTTAGATGGAAAATCTTCAATTGAACAAAATGGTGTTCAATTTGGAATTGGATTGGAAACATTGATTCCAAACTTATTAACAGGAAATACTGTTACTTTATCTGATTGTTTATTTGTAGCAAATAGAACTGAAAACCCAAGAGTCACTCAAGAACAGCTTGATAATTATATCGATAATGAAAATACAGATATTGATGGTCTTTTTGACGATGTGTTAAAAGAGTTAAAAAAGTCGAATGCTACAAAGAAGAAAGCAAAGATGCTGATGAAAGAGTACGAAGAAAAAATGCAAGAAACACAGGATCAAGCAATGTAGTAACATATGAAGAAATAATCGAAAATTGTTTTCGCTATTTAAACATCAATGATATTGATAAAATCAATAGATTAACAATCAAAGATTATAGATGTTTGATGAAAGGCGCTCAAAAGAAAAAGATTGATGAATCAGAACAGTTATTTCTCTTAGCATGGGTTATCAGACAAGCAAAAGCACAAAAGAAAAGTGGCAGATATGTATATAGAACTTTCAAACAGTTCTTTAATCGAAAGAAAATCGAAAGCAGTATAGAAAATCAAAATAATGAAACTTCTCTCATTGAACGAATTAGACAAGCTGTAGAAATTCAAGGAAGGAAGTGATAATTATTGGAAACATATAGTGTAAAAGCAATACTGAGTGCTGTTGATCAAAACTTTACAAGCACTATGAAAATGGCTAACAGTAGTCTTTCAGGCATTAAGAGTGCAAGTGAAGGAGCTACTAGTTCAATAATGAAAATCGCAAGTGGAATCGGTGTTTTTAAAGCTTTAAGTGCAAGTGCTAACTTAGTTAAAAGTTCTATTTCAAGTGCCATGGGTAGACAAGATACTATGGAAGCGTTCAACCGTACTATCACACAGATTACTGGCAGTGCTGAAAATGCCACTAAGGCATTAGAAGATTTAAAGAAAATCACTAAAGGTACTGCTTATGGTTTGGATGTTGCGGCAAAAGCAACACAAAACTTTGTTACTCGTGGTATGGATCTTTCAAAAGCTACTAAGTCTGTTGGAATTTGGGCGGATGCTGTCAGCTTCTATGGAAAAGGAACTAATGAACAGTTAGAAACAGTTACAGACGCTTTAGCAAAAATGAGAACCAAAGGTACAGTTGAAATGGAACAATTGAACCGTTTATTTGACGTTGGTATCAATGCTGTTGGAATTTATGCCAAAGCAGTTGGAAGAAATGCGGCGGACGTACAAGAAGATTTATCAGCTAAAACTATAACTACTGAACAGTTCTTAGATGTTGTAGAAAAAGCTATGGCAGAGGGAACCAACGGAGTTGATAAAATTGCTGGTGCAGCATTACAAGCTGGTTCATCATGGACTGGTACAATTGACAATATGAAAGCTGCAACAACTCGTGGAGTTCTAAGCATCATGCAAGCGATTGATAACATGCTTTCTAAAAATAATCTACCTCAAATGAGAGAAATGATTTCTCAATTTGGTAAAACCACTGAAGCAACTATGAATGTCATTGCAGGTGGAATTAAAAACTTAAAGGATGTTGGAGCACTTATTCCACAAGTTGGAGCACTGGGAAGCGCTCTTTTTGTCGTTGGTGGAAGCGTTGATTATATAAATGCTTTAGGCGGAGGATTTGATTTATTATCAACCAAAATTTCAGGCTTAAAAAATTCCATGAGTGGTCTTTCAAAACAGCTAGATGTCTTGAAAGGTACATTTATCGACAGCATGAGCAAATTAATGCCTAACTCAGTTAAAAAGAGAGTACTAGGAAATTTGTTGGGAATAAAAATGAATGGAATATTAGTCTCTCAACAACTAGGGGATGCATTCGATAAAGTGTCTTCAAAAATTCCTGACAAATTTATGAAGATGGGTTCGGGGATTGGTAAAGGGTTGAAGAAATCTACAGATGTTGGATTAAAATCCTTGTCGTTGATGTCGAGCGGATTGAATAAAGTATTTGCATTTGCTCTGAAATCAGTAGGTCCTGCAGCTATTTTAGGTTTAGTTGTTGCTGGCTTGGGAATTGTAAATAATCAGTTTGGAAGTCAAATTGATCAAATGATTTCTACTGTAGTTACTCAAGCGCCAAAAGTAATAAGTAATTTTGTAAAAGGAATTACCAGTCAAATGCCTATGTTAGCAAGTTCAGGAGCACAGTTACTTGTTCACTTATCAGTCGGAATAGCCAAAACATTACCACTTGTTGTAAATGCAGGTATGCAAATATTGAATTCAATTATTCAGGGAATATCAGCTAACGCTCAATCAATTGTTAAAAGCGCGTTGCTAATTGTTGGTACTTTAGGTGGCGCAATATTAAATGCTATACCTCAATTGCTTGGAATTGGATTACAATTCATTGTTTCAATTACACAAGGTATTTTAGATAACATGCCTTTAATATTGGTAGGAATTCAAACTATGATTACCAATATTACAACAGCGATTCAAACACAACTGCCTACAATGATACAAATGGGCGTTCAAATTCTACAAAATATTGCTACCGGTATTGTTCAAATGCTACCTCAATTAGTTGTAGGAGCTATTCAAATTATAACTACACTGATTAATACAATCAGTGAAAATCTTCCTACAATCCTTAATGGTGCAGTAGAAATCATCAATACATTAGTTGATGGTTTAATCAATAATTTACCACAAATAATCGATGCTACAGTTGAATTGATAGGAGCGATTTTAAGCGCAATTATTACAAATCTCCCTCAAATCATGACTGCAGGTGTTCAAATTATCTTGAAGTTGGTTTCAGGATTGATTTCAGCAATACCTCATGTTATTTCGGGTGTGGCTAAGGTTGCTAAGAAAATTATTTCAACTTTCAAGGATACAAACTGGTTAGAAGTCGGTATCAATATTATCAAAGGAATAGCTAAAGGTATTTCAAGTGCTGCTGGTCAGTTATGGAATGCAGCTAAAGGTGTTTTAGGCGGTTTCAAAGACAAAGTTCTAGGGTTCTTTGGTATTCATTCGCCTTCTCGTTGGGGTAAATGGGTAGGAAAAATGATTGATACTGGATTTGCTAAAGGTGTTGGTAATAATATTCGTTTGATTGCAAATCAAGCTCAAAAAATGTTTGATACTGTACAATCTTATGTTTTTGATGTCAATACACTAGGTATGAACCTTTCGCTCGCTGATGGACTTAGTGGTACTTTGAATCATTATATAGAATACAATGATCGCTATATTGATGATGAAGGTGGCAACGATGATAACACAGAATATAACTTCAATATTACAACTGAAATTGATGGTAAAACAGCTGGTAAAGCAATGGCAAAATACACTAAAGAAGAACTTGATAGGATGGACAAACATTCAAGAAGATTGAGAGGTGATATCTAAATGTTATATGATTTTATAGACACAACTTCGAACATATCAACAGGTAATTATTTGCCTGCTGAAGCAATGTCTTTTAATGGCGTTTATTTAGAAAATGAGATTGATGGTTATCGAACCCTCTCGGTTCAAGGCAGAGAACTTGCATCTTCTTCAATTAATGACATTGAAATTAATAGTAAAGATGGTACACATTATAAATCAAGAAGGTATGATCCGAGAATTATTACTATTAAATATCAATTGATTACTAAAAGTAATAGTGAGTTTAGAAAAGCATTTAATAAAATGAACAGCATTTTTGCCGTTGAGCAAGCACAAATTATTTTTAATGATGAGCCAGATAAATTTTTTATTGGGACCACACAAGGAAATCATGAAATTGAAGGTGGTTCAAACTCCGTAATAGGTGAGATTGAAATATATTGTGCGGATCCATTTAAATATAGCGTTAAAGAAAAAACAGTAACTGCTACATTAGATAATGGTTATACTCTCGAAATCGATTATAAAGGAACTAGAAAAGCTTATCCAAAAATCGAAGCTGTAATGCATGGTGACAATGGTTTTCTTGCTTTAGTAAACGATCAAAAGAAAATTCTACAGTTTGGAAATCTTGATGAAGTCGATGGAGAAAATTACACACAAAATGAATACTTATGTCATTTGTCAGATTTTGCTAATTTACCAAACGACTCTCCCGATTATTATAGACCTTATATTAAAACCGGTGGCGGAATGGTATATCAAACTTACAATGGAAGTAATTATAACCCTTGTTTGTACATGACATCGGTAGCACAATCAGGACATTTTTGGACAGGAGCTTGCAGATTATTAACAATTCCAGCAGATTCAAATGGCGAAAGAGGAGCAAAGAATTTCTACTGCTATATGAATCAATGGTTCTCTATCGGTATATCAGGTCAAACAGGCATTCAAGAAATATCATTTTTAACGGATGATAACAAAGTAATTTGCGGAGTATCTATCAATAAAACAGACGCTGCAGGGGAAGGTGCCTACGTATCATTCTTTATCAATGGTGATAATGTGGTTAAAAACGTGTTATTTTATCCATACGAAGATCAACAGTTAAATATGTTTGACAATGCAAGAGGTCATAATTGTGTTGTAAAAGAAGGTGGAACTATTAAGTTCTATTATCAAGGAACATATTATCAGTATACAGTACCAGAAGTAGAAAATATGGTTTGTACAAAGATACAAGTTGGTATGGCTCAATGGGGCGAAAGAAACATGAGTGAACAATGGATATCACATAACTGTATCAGAGCTATCGATTTTCAAAAGATGTATGTAACTAAATGGCGCGATGTCCCAAATAAATTTAGAAATGGAAACAGATTAACCATTGAATGCGAGACTGCAAATGTTTATTTGAATGGTGTTAGAGATCCATCATTGGGTGCTTTAGCAAACAACTGGGATAATTTTTATTTGAAACCTGGATATAACCAAATCAAATTTATACATTCAACATGGGCTACTAAACCTACGGTTACATTAAAATATAGAGAGGTGTTCTTATGATTATTTATTTGGCTGATAGACATATGAACATCGTTGCTACATGTTCAAATAATCTACCAAAGGGCTTAAAATTTCAAAATGATTTAAAAGCAGAAGATGTTGAGTCTGGTGTTGCTACTTTTTCAGTCGATATTTTGTATGATGAAGAAGATGCAGTTAAAACAGCTCAATATTGTGAATCGGGAAACTATGTGCTTGTCTACGACGATAATGGAGAAAATGGGTTCTATACAATCATCGAAGTTGAAAACGACAGAAAAGAGCACAGTATTAATATTTATGCAGAAGATGGCGGTTTGGATTTATTAAATGAGGTAGTTGATGCTTATACAGCAGATGGACCTCATCCAATCGCCTTTTATGTTGAAAAATTCTCATACGACAGTGGATTTGAGATTGGACTAAATGAAGTAAGTGACTTGAATCGTACGCTTTCATGGACCGGACAAGACACTTGTACAGCAAGAATCTTAAGTGTTGCAAATTCATTCGATGCTGAAATTGGATTTAGTTTTACTGTCAAAAATATGACGATTACCCATAAGTATATCAACATCTATAAAAAGCGTGGAAATGAAAATGTTGCTCAATTACGTTTGAATACGGACATTGATAACATCATCGTCAAAAGTTCCATTTCAGATTTGACTACTTGTTTGATTCCAAGCGGTGGAACTCCTGAAGGTTCTGAACATCCGATAACATTAGCTGGATATAAATATGACGATGGTGATATCTATGTCAATGAATTAGGATGGGTAGCTTCTAGAACTGCATTATCAAAATGGAGTCGATACCAATGGGAAACTTATGGAAACTATGGTGGTCATATTGTCAAATACTATTCTTATGACACGACAAGTCAATCTGAATTATGTAACAGATCAATTTCTTATTTAAAGAAATACTACGATATCATTTACAACTATGAAGTAGATATTGCTATACTTCCTGATAATGTTCGAATTGGTGATACAATCAACATTATTGACGAAAACGGTGAACTTTATCTAAATGCAAGGGTCTTAAAATTAGAAACTTCATCTTGTGATAAAACTGCGACAGCAACATTAGGAGATTTCTTGATCAAATCAGGTGGAATCAATGAAAAAGTCAAAATGATGGCTGAACAGTTTAAAGATTATGTAATCAAGCAAAGAGAACAAGCTTACAAGACTCAACAGTTAGCTAAGTCGGCTTTAGTAAAAGCAAATGAAGCAAGCAGTGCCGCAACCAATGCGAGTAAGAAGGCTGATGATGCAAAAACAAGTGCTGCTGATGCAATCACTAATTCGAATACAGCTATTAATCAATCAAATGAAGCAAAGACTGCTGCTAATGAAGCAAAGACTGCTGCTAACGAAGCTAAAACCAGTGCTTCTGATGCGTTGGGTAGAGTTGATTCGGCACAGGAAGATATTAAAAAAGCTAAAGAAAATATCAATAATTTGCAAAAAGACATTACATCGACAACTAAAACACTTGATGAAATGGCGTCTCAAGCTGAAAAGACAAAAGAAACTTTGGATGGTCTTAGTGGTGACTTACAAGAGACAAAAGAAACTCTTGAAATGAGCTATGCTAAAAAGACTGATCTAAGTGAAACTGAAGCAAGTCTTAAAGCTGAAATTACTAAGAGCGCAACTGAATTATCGACAAATATTGAAAAGACTTATGCTGGTAAAAGTGATGTGACTGAGATTGAAGGAAGACTTCAAAGTCAAATTACTCAAAATGCTGAAGGTTTAACAAGTCAAGTTAATAAAATAGCTAAGCTTGAAAATGATACGACCAATGCCCAAGAAAAGATTACTGCTGCTCGTAAAGCTGCTGATGATGCTCAAACGGCTGCTAACGAAGCTCAACAAAAAGCGGATGATGCTAAGACAAAAGCTGAAAGTGCATCTACCGCGGCTGAGATTGCAAAGTCAACTGCTCAAAAAGCTCAGGAAACGGTTGCGGTCTTGACAAAACGAATTGAAACTGCTGAAACAAACATTAATCAAAATGCGAAAAGTATTTCGTTGACTGCTCAAAAAGTTGACGAAGTTGGTGATAAGCTAAAAAATAATTATTATTCTAAGACTGAAACCGATGCTGCAATCAAAATCGAATCCGATAAAATCGACAGCATTGTATCTAGAGTTGATACGATTGACTCTGTATCTAATGAAGCTATTACCAAGGCAACTCAAGCTTCTGATAGATTTAGTTGGTTAGTTAAGTCTGGAACTAGTGAAAGTGATTTTCTATTAACTGACAGAACAGCAAGTTTAGTATCTGAATATATTAATTTAAATGGGTTGGTCGAATTTAACGGTTTGAACTCTACAATCCAAAACCAATTGAATATTTTAGATTCATGGGGTTCTGATGCCGATAAGACTTATATCAATGGTGGCAAGCTTTGGACAGGCTCAATTACTGCTGAAAAAATAAGCGTAAATACTTTAAGCTCGTTATCCGCCAATCTTGGTTCGATTACAGCTGGATCTATCAATATTAATAATAAGTTTATTGTAGACTCGGCTGGTAATCTAAAAGCGACTTCAGCTGAATTAACTGGTAAAATCACAGCTACTAGCGGAACAATTGCTGGTATTAATATTGAATCTGGTCGTCTTTATACAAGTAAAGAATCTATCGTACATCATCAAACAGGAGACCCTGTATCTAGCACCGATCCAAACCAGTGTTATGTGTTGAATACAACAGAAATATATGATACAGGATATTTTAAAGTCGAATCTGATTATACTATACACTCACAAAGCGCCGAGGACGGTAATGACTTATCTGGGTGTATTGGTACGAGTATTATTAGAGGTGGATTCTTAACGATTAAACATGATATTAATAGAGGCGGATATACAAGTATAAAAGGTCATGAAATTATAGCATCTAGCAATAATTATGGAGTCACTACTATTTCTGGCGGATCAATTGGTACCGATACGTTGGTCGTATCAGATAATGGATGGTTTGGTAGGCAATATTTTTCAGGTGACGAATGGATTGGCTGGTATAATAAGCAAAATGGAACTCGAAAAGGATGGATTGGTCATGATGGGTCAGCGCATCTTTATGTATATAACGAGGCTGGAGGAGAAATCAGACTGAATGGCGGGAATGTTCGTATCAGTAACTATGTTTTGCCGAAAATTCTTCAGACAAACTATACTGACAATAGTTTAGGTCAATTTTGGGATAGCTATGATAATGGTAATGCTCGATTAAAGTTGAATGTGTACAATAAGTACAGAAGTGGATGGGGCTGCGAATACGATTTCATACTGCATTCAAATGGTATGAATTCATTCCGCCCAGGTTACGATGGATCTGCTAATCTAGGAACATCAAATTGTAGATGGTCGACCGTATATTCAACAAGCGGAAGTGTTTCAACATCCGATATGAAACAAAAAGATGTTATTGATGACTACGATTTTAAAGCAAGGGACTTTATTATGGGTCTTAAACCTATTGCTTATCGATTGAACGCTAAAGGTGCGAGCGGTAAAAGAATTCATATGGGATTTGGAGCTCAACCTGTTTATAAATTAATTAACAATCTTGAACTTGGAGATTTGTCATTAGTAGAAGCGTGGAAGATTCGAGAAGATTCCGATATTGAGGAACCTTACTATGGCGAAAAGATGGATGACAAATATCTAAGATGGGGTATGAAATATGAAGAATTACTTGCCCCATTGGTAGCTTTGGTTCAAGAACAACAAATCAAAATAGAAAAACTAGAAAAGATTATAGGAGGAAACTAGAATGGCTTTAACTGTTAAAGAAACTAAAAATCTCACAATGAGAAAAGAAATTTATGCAGATGATAACTTAATTAAAACATTATCAGCTACTATTGATTCTAATACGAATAATATTTCATTCAGTACAGATTATATTCAAAATATGGAACTTTACAAAGCAAATAAAGTTGAGATTCGAAGAATTGAAGCTGAGTTTGAAGATAGTGCATTTGACCAACAAGAAAAAATGTTAGGAGATGTCTCAAATGGTAATTAAAGATATTTTAAACAGTATGGAAGCTCTTAACAAATTAAATAATGCTCATGGAATGTCTAGTGTTGTGGCTTTTCGCATTGGTAAAAACATCAAAGCTATTGAAGGCGAAGTCAAAGTATTTGATGATGTTCGTACGAAATTATTAGAAGAATCCGCTAATAAAGATGAAAACGGTAAACCAATCATTGATAAAGACACTAACCAATACGATGTTCCAGCTGATAAATTAGAAGCTTTGAAAAAAGAAATTAAAAAACTTCAAAATGAAGAAGTTAAAGTAGATATTAAAAAGCTATCTCTTGATGATGTTGAAAAAGCTGATTTATCTCCAAGAGAGCTTATGTCTATTGAATATATGTTAGAAGATTAGAAAGTGAGGGAAATAAATATGGATATAAGTTTTATTACTAGTTATTTTGTACCTGTTGTAATGGCAGGTTGTTTAGCAACAGGGTATGTTGTAAAAAAATGGATTAAGGATGTAGATAACAAATACATTCCAACGATCGTATTTATTGAAGGTGCAATTTTAAATTGCATTGTCATGAATAATATTACAGTAGAAAGTATTGTAGGTGGAGCTATTTGTGGATTGGCTTCTACTGGACTTCATCAAGCCTTTAAAAGACTGATTGAGGAAGAAAAATAAAATGACAGAAGCAGTTACAGTAGCATTAGTTAGTGGGTTATGCGTTGCAATACCTTCAGTTCTTACAACAATGTTTTCAAACAACAAAGCAAATGCATTAATGGATTATCGTATTGATGAACTTACTAAAAAAGTTGAAAAGCATAACAATGTTGTTGAAAGAATGGCACTTCAAGAGCAACAAACAAAAACCATGTGGAAAAAAATTGATGACATCCAGGAAGAATTAAAAGATTTAGAACATGAATAATTTATAGAGTAGTCACAATGGCTGCTCTTTTAGTTTTTAGAAAAAAAAGAAGGTGATATGATGACAATTATACAAGGCTCAAATAGTCCTATCCGTTTAAAATTCGCAGAAGAAACAGATTTTACAGTTATTAAGGAATTGTCGTGTGTTTTAAAAAGATTATCAGGTGAAACCTTAAAAAAATATTCGCTTAAAGATGTACTGATTGATGAGGTTAAAAAGATTATGTCTTTTCCGTTAACACAGCAGGAGACTCTCAAGTTCCCAAACGAAAGAATAAATTTTTTTGTAAACTTTATGATGAGGAGAATAATGTTATTTTTTTAAAAAAGGAATCAATATTTGTATCAGAATGGGATGATGATACTATTTTTGATAGTGTTAAGGAGGAATTATGATTCTACATGCAGAACTTATTGAAAATGATAATGAATTAGATGCTGAACTTGAAACTCCACAAGTTATTAGAAGAGCATATTCCCCTAGGGTTTCTGATACTGGAACATGGCTTGTTTATGATGATGTAAACAAAAAATGGATAGATACACAAATTCAATTACAAGGTCGTCAGGGTGACATTGGGCCAAAAGGTGATACTGGTCCGCAAGGATTACAAGGAATCCAAGGAGAACAAGGTCTTAAAGGAGATACTGGAGCTACTGGACCTCAAGGTGAGCAAGGCATTCAAGGGCTTAAGGGCGACAAAGGTGATATCGGACCACAAGGTCCACAGGGAGAACAAGGTCCTAAAGGAGAAACTGGAGCCACTGGTGCTGCCGGTGCTGATGGACACACTCCAATAAAAGGAGAAGACTACTTCACTGAAGAAGAAATTAAAGAAATTCAAAATGGAGTATCTGTGCCTAAGAAAGTATCTGAATTGGAAAACGATGCTGAATATATATCTCATAAGCCTTTAGCTTCTAAAACTATAGAAGGCATTTGGAACACGCATGCTACTGCAAGTGGAGGTCAGGGACAATCAGATAACGGATGGTTCTTTTTAAAAGTGAAACCGATTGATAAAATCAAAGCCTTTGATATTAAATTTAGTTGTATAGCTTATATGCCTCATTGGACAAAGGATAAATTAACTGAACTCGGTTTAAATCCAGCTACGTATGGCGGTGGTGGAGAAGCAAATCTATTCGGCTATCATAAAGCAGAGATTGAACTTACTTTTATGCCCTTAGATAATAAATCATATACCAATCACATAATTGATGTAGATTGGGCTAACCCGTCATATCGCTCGCTTTATTATGCAACACTGGCATATCCTAAATTACAAACTCAGGATGATGATTATTATTATTTGGGTTATTCAATATATAATTCGTACCAATATTACAGTTCAAATCAAAGTGTATTTGAAAAGCTTAAACAAATCTTTGATAGAACGTTCGTTATGGATATTCTTGAGTTGGATAATTGCGAGGCTGAATTCTTAGATGAACCTATACCATATCTGGGAGCCAACGTCCCTAATCACACTATGGTGCAAATTGGCATAACTACAAATGGTCGAACGCAAACTGGAGATGTTAACCAATTGGATAGAGCGTCACTAGCAACCTATAAAACGTGTGATGGAAATATCACAGCTTATGCACTTTTAATGGAAACCGATGACTCTGAAAAATTAGCACAAATAATGACTAACACAAGCAATTCTACAAGTCAAACGAAGACGTTTTCTAATAAACGATTCAATATTTGGAAGGGAGTATACTTTTATTCATCAAGCACCGTTAAAACTGATGGAACAGCAATGAATGGTACTGCTGTATATACACACTATACAAATTTTGATTTAAGATATGCTTCAAATTGTGGAACTAATATTCTTGCAAATAGAGCGGGTGTTAATGTCTACATGGTTGGAACGATTGATAATGAAGGATATTTCATACCTGCTCAGTTAGAACGAGTTGTAAGCGGTAAGACATATTACGACTATATTTGCGATGAGACTATGCTCCCAACGAGTGAAGATGGATATGTCTATATTTTATTAGGACACACTACTGGCGGCAGTAGATATATGATATCATTCTTGCCGAAACATCCAATATTTAAACATAATGGAAAATACATGGAATGCATTGGACTTATTTAATCGAGAGAGTGAATAGCTCTCTTTTATTTTTAAATAACAACCAAAAATTGCAAAAAATGGTTGTTAAACGGTTTTGAAACAGTAAAAAACTAATTTATGAACAAAGGAGATTGTAAAAATGAAATTTAAAGAAGCTTTTGAATTAATGAAAAATGGAGCAAAAATTAAGCTTCCTTCATGGGGTGGTTATTGGTATTGGGATGATGAAAAGAAAACAGTAATCATGCATACCAAAGATGGCAAAGAAATGGATATTAGAGAAACTGAAAGAGTAGAATATACAACTCTTAATATTCTTAGTGAAGATTGGGTTGTTGCTGATAAAGAAAATTGTCCTCAACTTGGTGGTACTGCAACTTTTGGATTTGACGAGGCTATCAAATATCTAAAAAGAGGAATGAAACTTGCTAGAAAAGGTTGGAATGGCAAAGAGCAATATATTGAACTTGCTACAAATGTATCATTCAAAACACCTAATGATGAAGTTATTAATGTAGATCATATTGATATGGGAAACAAAGCCATCGCTTTTCATGGAACAAGTGGTATTCAATTAGGTTGGTTAGCAAGTCAAAGTGATATGTTATCAGAAGATTGGACTTTTGTAGAATAGGAGGAGAATAAAAATGTCATATGAATTAAAACAAAATTTAGCAAATCGTGCGAATTATGGAGCACAAAGAGATACTTCTAAAATCAAATATTTAGTTATTCATTATACAAGTAACGATGGAGATAGTGATGAAAATAATGGTAAGTATTTTGCCAACAATGTAGTAAAAGCATCTGCACATTACTTTGTCGATGATAATTCAGTTACTCAATCAGTTCCAGATGATTATGTCGCTTATGCTGTTGGTGGTAAATGTCAATCAAATCATCATCCAATGTATAAAGTAATCACAAATACAAACTCAATTTCGATTGAAATGTGTGATAATCACAAAGATGGAACGGTTCATATTTGTGATGAAACATTAGCGAATACTTATGCTTTAGCTAGAGCATTAATGAGTAAATACAACATTACCATTGATCGTGTTTATCGTCATTATGATGTCAACGGAAAGTTATGTCCTAATTGTAATGGACTGTTAGATGATGCTGTTTGGCAAAACTTCAAAAATAACATTGTTAATTCAACAACAGGAAATCTAGGGACTTCAACAGTAAATACTGTTCCTGCTCCTGCAGTAAATCCTAATAAAGATTCAGTAGTTTCAAGAGGACAACAACATTCAATTAACTTCACAGGTCATACAATTTCAACTGATGGTATTTGCGGAACAAAAACGCAAGCAAACGTGGCTCGATGCTTCCAAGTCGCTATGAATAAAGATTATGGCGCTAAATTAAAAGTAGATGGTGCTTTTGGAAAAAATAGTAAAGCAGCTTTAGATGAACATTATGTTAAAAAAGGAGAAAAGCAATATTTAGTAACGGCTGTAGAAATTGCTTTAATGTGTCGTGGTTATGAAGTTCATGGTGTTGAGTACCCTGGAATTTTTGGATCAGGTTTAGAAAAAGCTGTAAAACAATTCCAAGCTGATAGGGGATTAACTGTTGATGGAATTGCAGGAAGAAATACAATTTTAAAATTAATTGGATGTTAACTGAAAATTATGCAAAAAAGCCTACTCAATTAATTTTGAGTAGGCAATTTTTTATTTGTTTTTCTAATTTTCTCTATCCTTATTATATATAGGGATAATAATCACAAAAAAGCAATCAAATTTATTTTTGACATATTTTTGACACATTTCTAACTTGCTATCTACTGGATAGCTACTGTAAGTCTACTGGCATTTTGAAGTTTTTTATCAAAAATTGGCTAAAACTACGAATGATACCCTACTGGATAGCTACTGTATAGCTATCGACATTTCAAAAAAATAGAAGTTAAAGACAATTAATGTCTTTTTCTTTTTTTATTAAAATTAATCTATGCTATAATGTTTATATAGACAAGGAGGATTATC